GCAAGGATTCATTACAGGGTTCCTACTTAGGAACTCTGATAGATATGTTTCGGGTTGGGCAAAATGGCAGGATCGGATGGCATCGCCAGCATCGAGTTAGCACTAGATCGCAGTAAATTTGATACCGAGATCCGATCGCTGCAATCTGACAAGATGAAGCCGCTAGCTGTCGGGCTAACGTTCGATCCCAGTGGACTAGATCGGCAGCTAAAAGCGATCGCCCTCAAGCCGCTCCGAGTCGCGATCGAGATTGATGGCAATCAACTCAACTCACAAATTCAGTCGCTCAACCTTCAGCCGTTAGAGCTAACGCTCTCAACCGTTGCACTTGATCGGTCGTTTAAGCAATGGCGCGATCGCGCTCTAGGTCAAAGCTTTCAGGTTCCCATCACGTTCACGGCTGACCTAACCGAGGTTCATCGGCAACTGTCAGAGCTTAAAGCGAGCATTGGCGCGATCGATGGCAATCAGTCAATCCAGTTAACTGCTCAGGTTGATGACTCTCAGCTAACCTCCCTCAACAAACATCTCGATCTTAAGAAGAGTCACTTTGCTGAAGTCAATCGTTTTTTCAGGTCATCGCCCCTAACCCCTAACGTCGATCTATCCCAGCTAAACAAACTGGAACAAAAGATCAGCAGCATCAAAGGAAAGCAGGTTGAGCTTAAAGCTAAGGTTTTTTATGACACGTCTGCCAAGCCCCCTGACATTGCTCAGACCGTCACTCGTAAAGTCCAGGTTGATACCGATGACATTGAGAAGAAGTTAGGCAAATCAATCGAGAGTGCTTTTAAGTCTGCCAAGCGAGGTGACTTGCTTGGAGGATTGGGATCTCTGGCATCCGCCCCCCTGAAAGTTGCATCAGGTCTGCTTTCTAAGATTGGCGGCACTATCACATCCGGTTTAATTACCGGAATCACTGAGCCACTGGGGGCGAATCTAGGATCTGGACTCGTTCAGAGCCTAGAGAAAGCCGCCGCTACGTCGTTTGGCAGCACTGCCCTAATTGGTAAGCATTTAGGGACATCGTTACTTGAGGGCGTTCAGTCAACTTTTAGCGGTAGCAAGATTGCGTCAGTCGTTAATGACGCGACTAAAGAAATATCTTCAAGTATTCAGCAGTCTGAAGACTACTTTGTTGAGACCCGTGCTGCTACTGCGAAGCAACGGCAATCACAATCCAGGAAACGTAAATTAGCCGAGCCGATATTAGAGGAAGAACTTAGCGCTGTCGCTGCCAAAAAGCCACAGATTCTAGAAGCGGCGGCGCGTGCTGAGGCTGATAGACCAGGAGTTGTACAAGACTTAAAAGCGTTTCAGGAAAAAGAGAAGGCGACGAAAGCACGGGTTAATGAGCAAGCAAAACTAATTAAAGTTGAGCGATCGCCCGAAGAAATTGTCGAACAAAGGAACCAACGCAAAGAGCAATTTGAAAAACAAGCTGATGAGCTTGTTAAGCAGAAGAGATTTAAGGAAGCGATCGCGCTAAAGAAAACAGCCGCCACGCTCCCTACTCTGAAGGCTGAAGACATTACGCCCAAAGATCTAGAGATCAGCAATCAGCTTGCTACAACCAACGCGCAACAGCTTTTTATTGCTGGTAGCCTTGCCAAGCTGAAGCCAGAAAGAGAGGCTCTGGCACGTCGAATTGAGGCAGTAAGAAAAGACAATGACTTCGCAGCTAAGGGGTTAGCCGAATTAGAAAAAGCAGGAACCGGACTTGAGATAGTTCAGAATGCGTCTGCCGCCGATCCTAAGACTAAGCAGCGGAAAAAACCGACAGATCAAAAGAATCTACCGGATGCCTACCGTCAAATCTTTGATGAGGTTGGTCAAGTTCAAGGAGTCAAGAACGGGAAAATTCCAGGCTTAGAAGTAAACGCCAGCCTACCTGATGGAGCGCAGGGTGCTTATATTCCTGCGCTCAATCAAATTAAAATTAGTCCCGCGATCGCGAAGGCGTTGCAGGAAGGAAAGCTTTCCCTCAAACAAACAGAAACATTAGTCCATGAAGTTGAGCACGCCTTCCAATATGGGTTTGGAGAATTAGAGGGACAAAATAAATCAGCCGTCAATCTATTACAGCCAACGTTTGCAGAGTCGCGCAAATTTGGTAAACACGTTGAAAGATCGACGACGGCGGCATCAAAGCAGTTAGGGGTAGAAGATTCTCCATTCAACCGAAAACTAGAGGCTGATGCTTTTACGTTTGCCGATCGCAACTCACCCGCAATCTTTGAGAAAGTTCAGCGCACTCAGGCGACTTCTAAATTAGAAGGCGCGGTTGGCGTTGGCGGCGGCAAGCTAGAACTGAAATTAGCCAATGCTCAAAAGTTGGCGCTCCAAAAGATTGCCGAAGTTTCTAAGTCGGCTCCTGTTGATCTTTCTAATGAGATTCAGGGCGCGATCGCGGCATCTGAGGCAGCGGCAGAAAGAATCAAGCCACTCCTAGACAAACTTCATAATCTAGAAATTCTTCCAGTCTCCGAAATTGAATCGCTCCAAAAAGAATTAGTTGCAGGTGCTAACTTAGCAGCCTCAGAGATATTAGGACAGGTTGGTAAATTCAAGGGCGCGGCAGAGCAAAAACCCGATCAAGTTCGTGAGCAGATTTCAGGATCATTAGGTCAATTCAACCGCAAAAAGACGCTCGTTCCCCTAGCGAATGAGTTTGGTATTGAGAACGCAGATCAGCTTAAAAAATCTGAGTTAATCAAACAGGTCACGAGTCAATCTGACCTCAGACAATTACAGCCACGAGTTAATGAACTGACTCGCGATCGCGCTCAACAGCAGATTGCGCGTAGAGAAAAGATTGAGGATGTCGCTCAAATAGCAGGCAGAGGGGCGCGGGGCATTGTTGGAGCGGGTCAAGCGATCGCGGGTTCTGATCAGTTCAAGGCGTTAGCCGGGATTGCCGGGAACACAGCAAACGGTCTAACTGCCGCAAGCAAAACCGCCTACTCTCTCGCAAGTGGAGTCGAGGCACTAGCGCTCGATATGATTCCGCTAGGTCGAGCGATTAAGGGCGTATTACAGCAAACCGCAATTCCTGCCGCTGCTTTTGGGGCTGCCACTCACTTCCTACCAGGGGGCGGGGCTGCCGCAGAAGGTCTGAGTCATTTAGTAGGAGGGGCACTTAATCCACTGATCCAAAGTGGCGGCTCGGCATTAGCTGGATCAGCTAGCGAATTTGTTGCCGGGGCATTACCTCATGCCCTTGGGATTGGAGCGACCGCAGCCAACGCAACATCAGGACTGATTGCAGGAGCGACGGGAGCGGTTGGGGAGATAGTAATCAACGCTGCCACGGTTATTTTGGGCGGCAAAGTTCTGACTGGCGCGATCGAGAACGTGGGCAAATCTGCCCTTAAGTCTGCACTGCCTGACGACTCAAGAGCGCTACAACCTGCCCGAATCCCCCTGTCACTATCAAGCCGTGAGTTAGAACCCATTGAGGTTGAGCGTCGTCAAATCCCACAGGCAAAAACCCTTGCACTGGGCGGCGTGGCACCTACCCTTAAATCAGAACCCTTCAAAGAGGGGGCGGCGAAGGCAGGTCAGGCAGCTAGAACCATAATTGATGCAGGTCACAATGTTAGCGAGATTGTTAACGGTGCAATCTCGCAAGCAAAAGACCTCGATGCTCGGTTTTCAACTGCATACAAGAGCTTCAAAGAAGCGCTAGCGAGTGGCGATTCTCGGTTAGTTGCAGCGTATCGAGACACACTCAGCAACATTGCTACTCGCGGCAAAAAAGAAATCGATGCCTTAATTGTTGACGTTAAGGAGTCTGGAGATAAATCAGGCACGGTCGGCACGTTGGGCGGCGTTAAAGGACGCATCACTCAAAGAGAGAACTTAGTCACAAAGTCTGCTGAGAAGTTTAATCAAGAGCGATCGGGTGAGCGCGATATTACAGGTCTGGCGAGAGTTTCAGGGGGTGAACCTGCTGAGTCAGTTTCTAAACCTGGACTATTTGCAAACCTCAAAGCTAAATTCGCGTCACTTCTTCCCAGTCAGGAAAAAGGCTCTGAACGGTTAAAGCAAAACTATGAGGCGTTCTATCAAGAGGTCGCTTCAATATCAGGGGTTGCTTTCAATCCTGCCAGTCTGCCACGTCTAGAGATCAACGCGGCAAAACTTAAGCAGACTGGGGCACAAGCGTTCTTTGACATTGAAAAGAATGTCATTCAAATCGACGACGCGATCGCGCAAGTTCTCTCAAGAAACGCCGGAGATTTAGCCAAGTTCAAAGAGCAGCTAGATCCGCTCACCCATGAGGCGCGTCACAGTATCCAAACCGATGGCGGCAAACTCAGCATAAAAGAGGCGGCAGCGGGTAAAGCCGTCAATCTGCTACCTGAGAAAGATTTAAGTCAGCAGCAGAAAGCCTCTGTAGTAGGCTCGGTTAAAGTTGCTCAGAGCCAAGGGGCGAAAGGGGCGCAACTCCAGGCAATTCAAAAGCTTGAGGCGGATGCCTATGGATTCGAGAAAAACACCTCTGACGTTGTGGCAGGTGTTGCTGCTCAATTTAAGAATCCATCCGCTTTAGATAATATCAAGAGCGCGATCGGCGGTGCCGTTCAAAAAGGCGTTGATGTCGTTGCCGAATCCCTAGAGGGCGTTCAAAAAGCAATTCCGGGTCTGTCAAGGGTTTCGTTTGAGGCGAGGCTGAAGACAGCGGCAGGAAAACCCTCGCCTCTCTCAACTACCGATCTAGAAAACAGTGATACAGGTCTAGCAGTTCCATCGGCTCGAAAGCGTCGCGTATTTAGTCAACGGGTGGCTAGCGGGAATTTCACGCCTCCTAGTTTAGACAAGTCTCTAAACCTTGATGCCCTAGTCGATCGCGGGGTTGATCAAGCTGGCAAGCAATCGCTAGAAGCTGAATATCTCAGAGCGGATGCGGCGGCGGCTCAAGAGATCAAAGAGGTGCAGCGCCGTCAGCAGAAGAAACGCCAACAGGTCAGAGGCGCGATCGCGGCAATCCTTAAACCTGAAAAGTTCTTTCAAGAGCGGGCTGATAACGCGATCGTCACTGATGCGCGATCGTTGCTCGATAACTCTGAGGGCATCGTTGGCAAAATTCAGACAAGCATTGGTCAGAGTCCTGAGAATAAACAGCGCGCAAAGCTAGACCTAGACCCGGTCATCACGCCGAAACAGGCAAAAGGCATCGCCCAAGTCGATAACGGGTTTGGGCAGCTAGGGGCGGCAGCTGAGGCTTTTCAGGGAGATAAATCTAAAAAGAATCTCTTAGAACTCAAGGCGGCGACGAAGGAAGTTCAAGCGGGATTAAACGCTTTAGGAGTCCCGTCAGGACTTAGCCCGTTAACCGCTGGGTTCGAGAAGCTAGGAGTCCCGATCAGTAAACTCGGCGGGTTACTGAAAACCGCTGCATTAGGATTTGTTGGTTTCCAGCTAGCCAATGCCGCAATCCCTGCGCTTAAACAGTTTGGAGAGGAATCACTACAAGCCGCGATCAAGGCAGATAACCTCCGAACCGCTCTCAACTTTTCAGCCGGATCAAGCGTTGGAGGAGCAAAGAGTCTTGAGTTTGTACGA